TAATGACAGTCAGATTATCTTTTGCGGTGATAACACAGGTCCACAGACTGATATTAAAAAAGGTATGGATGGACTAACATATCTAGAGAAGATTTGCAAGAAGTACAGTATTCAGGATTGCAGCTTTATCGCCTTTACCAGAGAGCATGTAGTTCGTAGCGGTTTGACTAAAGAGTTCGTTATTGCTTTTGAAGATGAGATTGAAGCTGAATTTGATAAGTCAAGTATCTTAGATGAGTTTAATAAAAATAAAGGAGCTACTGATGCAAAACGTAAATAAGTTTAAAAATTATAAGATTAAGGTATCTCGCAACGATGATGACGACGATGAAGGAGAAGTAAATATCAGAACTAACCCTCAGTACCTTCCTTACTTTGAAAGCTCAAAGGTTAATCGCTGCATTAAAGTACCTCTGGATGAAAACATCAAAGAGCCTAAGTACTACAGAACAGTTATCCAAGGTATTGACTCCTTGAATGAAGGTGATCTAGTACTTTTAAATATTAACAGCTACGGTGGTCAACTAGATGGTGCAATTGCTCTTATCAATGCTATGGACAACACAGAAGCTGACGTTCACGCTAGTATTGAAGGTGTAGCCGCTTCAGCAGCTTCTTTGATTGCTCTTGCTGCACCAAGTATTTCAGTATCTCCTTATGCTACTATGATGGTGCATAGTGCTACTTTTGGAGCTTTTGGTAAGCAGTCAGATGTTATCTCTCATGCTTCTTTCGTAGATAAACAAGTTCGTAATCTTATGAATTCAGTCTACAAGGATTTCCTTACAGATAAAGAACTTGAAGAAGTCATCATGGGTAAAGAGCTTTGGTTTGATGCAGAAGAGATTGTGCGTAGATTAGAGCTTCGTGCTGAGTTGCAAGAGAAACGCAGTAAAGCTGAGATGAAAGAGCTAAAGGCTAGTCTACCTAAGAAGCCTAAGGTAGTAAAGCCTGAAGTACTTCTTGCAAATCTTCTCTAGATATGTTAGCCCATCCATACCTTTTTTAATATCAGTCTGTGGACCTGTGTTATCACCGCAAAAGATAATCTGACTGTCATTACCTACACGAGTAGTCAATGCTTGAACTTCAGGTACATACAGGTTTTGACTTTCATCAACAATAATAATGCTGTCATTCCAGCTTCTACCTCGGATAGTCTCTAGGCTACAAATCTCAATGGTTTTATTCTTAAGATGAATCTCCGTAGTAGCTTTACCTAGATAGTCCTCAAAGTAATCAATCATCTGTTGATAAAAAGGAAGTAGCTTTTCATCTGCAGACCCCGGTAAAAATCCAATGCTTCTTCCAGCTAGAGGTTGATATGCACGAATTAGCACAACTTTCTTAATATCTCCGTAGTGCAATTTCTTAGCTGCATGATGCACTGCAAGTAAAGTCTTACCTGTGCCTGCACTACCTTTAGCAACTACCAGAGTGCAATACTTTAATGCCTCTAGTAAATCACTTTGTTTGTCATTCATTGCATGCAGAACTGGAAATTGAGAACGTGTAAACTTCTCTTTTTGAACCCGCTGAGATTGCACTTTTTGATTTCTTTTCATAACTATCCTTTCTTACTGCTTAGGATTAATATTAGGTATTATCTTTTGGTTTACGGCCTCGTTTAACTTGATTAACTTGATTATCTTCTTGATTAACTACAGGGGTATTATCTGCAATATTATTTGCAGTATTATCTAGAGGTTTTTCTTTAGTTTTATTTACTTTTTTAACCATACCTGCAACTAGCATTGAGCCATAGGCAATTGGTGTATTTTCATTACTCTCAAGGTCAAAAGCCCAACCTTCGTTGATAGCTTGCTCTACCGCTTGACAGAACTCAAATAAGCTATAAGTTTCAATTCGTTTAATATCCATAAGCACTCCTTACTAATTATTGCTTGACACTATCATCAAGTTAAACCAATTATAGCACCTAATACAAAGTAAGTCAACTAAAATATTTTAATAAAAAGCTTGACAAACAAATATTTGTGTGATACCCTAAAGAATACTAAGATATATACATAGGTAATAACATCAGTAAGTACGTAGGTTATACCGTATGTTGTAATCTATATTAACCCTATATTAGTTCCTTTAAAGGTATATCTGATGTAACTACTGATGTTAACAATTAATGTAACAGTTAATGTACTTATGATTAACTAGTATATGAAAGAGATATAAATACCTTAAGTTATAACTGAAGTTTAATATAGATTATAACATAGGATATTATTTAAAGTAACAACTTAAGTTAATCCTATATTTTAATCTATATTACTTTAAATCTTTTATTTATTAAATTTATTATCATTTATGTGCAAGAACGCTAAAGCCGCTTTGGCTGTCCTACGGACGGTTTGTTGCACCTTCAGTTAAACCTGCTCAGTTAGAACCTTCAGGAAAGCCCCTAGAAGCCTCTACAAGCTGTCAATCTGAGCTAGTCTAGGGGTATGTAGCCTGAAGGCATGATACGAGCGTATAGAGCCTTTAAACAATTCTTGATTGTGCTATAGATTTGTGCAATAAGTTTGTGCAAAAATTAAAGTTAAATTAAAGTTAAATTAGTTAATTAATTTAGAAAGAACATATGATATTAAAAGAAACTCTTGTATTAAAAGAATTAATTGATTATGATGCAATTGAAGGTGCATTCTATATATTAAAAAATAATTCAAGATACCGAAGGATATTTCCCAGTGAAGAAGGATATTTAGTATTTTATAAGAATACAAGAAGAATTAAATTAAAAGCTAATAAGACTGCAATTGAGTTTGTGCAAAATACACAAGTGCAAAAAGATAAAGTAGTTCTGCACAAGAATCTAAATGAAAATGATTATAGATATTGCAATCTAAAGTTAATATCTAAAAAGATTCATAATGCAATTAAAGAAGCTTACAGAAATCTTTCAGGATATCTGAGATTACAACCTCACAGTAAAGATATGTTTTCATACATGCTTATATGCAAAGAGAACGGTAAAGATAAAATCCTAGTTGTGCAAGATATAGTAGTTGCGAAAAGATTACTAAATAAGCTGCAACTGAAGTACGCTAAGATTTTAAGTAAGTATTGTGTATTTGATTGAAATGAAGAATACATAACGTATTTGATTAAATTCTACATTGATCTTGAAATTACTGCTTTTATGTGATATAATCAGAGCATCCTTGTAAATTAAGTAAATAATCCTCTGTAAATTACTGCATTAAGCGCAGTGACCCTGCAGATAAAAGAAACAGCTTAAACCTGCATTGATAAAACCTTTGTATGTTAGCCTGCGTATCTTTGAACTTCCTTTCAGTCGCAGGTGCTTCAGTACAAGCTGGAGAAAAGTAACCAGCACTAATTCACAGCACTAACAACTAACAAATCGTATCTCATTATGGACAAAACTACCTTATTTGTCTAGAATGATTAACAAAAGAAGAATAAATAAATGAACTGCATTACTTGCAAAAGATACTTCAAGCATAGCCCGTTTAATAAAACAGCAGAATGCGATGCTTGCATAGATAGCGATTTTAGTACTTATCCTGCGCTTGACTCAGAGACTCAAGTTGACCTAGATATTCTTCGTAATCCTTCGGGTAGAACTAACCCTATCTTTTATGATGAGTACAATGATCCTGAGTTGGATTCAAGAGATTCTATCTAAGGCTCTTGAGAGTTGAGATAGCAACAAAAAGAGCATAAGCTCTTGACAACAGGTAAAACTGCTGTTACAATAGATTTTAACGCTGAAGTAGCTCATCTGGTAGAGCAACGGTTTTGTACTCCGTAGGCGGTGGGTTCAAGTCCTGCCTTCAGCGCCAAGTTAACGGGTCACTAGCTCAATTGGGAGAGCAACGCATTTGCAATGCGAAGGTTATGGGTTCAATTCCCATGTGTATCCACCACAATAAACTATCATCTTCTAATGGTTAGGAAAACGGGTTTTCATCCCGTCAATCGGAGTTCGACTCTCCGTGATAGTACCAATTTTATTCAAATATTCCATTGTAGCTCAGTTGGTAGAGCAAGCGCCTGTTAAGTGCTGGGTCGGAGGTTCAAGACCTTCCAATGGAGCCATATAGGTGATTGGTTGAGAGGCCGAAAACAGCGGATTGCTAATCCGTAGGACGCTAAACTGTCCCGTGCGTTCGAATCGCACATCACCTGCCAATATTTATAAATCAGACAACAAGGAGTTAGTCGATGAATGAGAAAAAGAAAGAACAACTAGGAATGAATCCTAGTACAGCTAGTGGTAGACTGGTGAAAGATATATTATGGGACTTACTAGTAAAAACAAATCAAGATAGTTGCTGCAAGTGCAACAAACCAATGACTAGAGAAACATTTTCAATTGAGCATTTAAAACCTTGGTTAGATAGTGATGATCCTGTAAGTTTATATTTTGATTTAAATAATATTTCATTTAGTCACATGTCTTGTAATTTTTCTGATATTAGAAGAACAACAGAATCTAGATTAAATTATTATCAAAAAATGACAGGAGTTTCGTCTGGCACTGGTAAAAGAATACTGGCTAGACATTTAATTACAGGTGATGAAACGATTTTAAATGGAAAACTAGACATTAAAAGTGCAGGTTTTGAACCATCTCATGTTTACGCTGTTTGCGGATCAATTAGAAAATCGCATAAAGGACATGTTTTTATTTATTTAGATTAATCTTCCGATAGCTCAATTGGCAGAGCACCGGATTCCAAATCCGAAGGTTGTACGTTCGACTCGTACTCGGTTGGCAATTCAATACAGCGGGAAGGGCGGCCACCACTGCAGTTTCATATGCTCGCAGCATCACTGGTTCAAATCCAGTTCCCGCATCCATTTATCGTTGCCCTTAGTGGCCTTTGAAATCATTAGTAAATAACTTAGGGTACGTATACCGTTAAGGAGACGGTCTTGTCTGTAAAACAAGCGCTTAATAGCTCGGGCAGATCGTTACTGCCAGTGCCCACCACACAAGGATAAATATGCAAGTAAAAGTACAAGAAGCTAAGGGTATTTACTCTTGGTTCCTATATAAGTTCAACTACGGTGCTATTACAATGCCTTGGAAGACGATTCATATTCGCAGCGATAGAATCGGATTGCAATACAAGAAACTACTTGAGCATGAACTTGTGCATGTAGATCAGATTAATAAGCTAGGTGCATTTAGGTGGACCTTAACTTATTTTTATTATCAACTTAGATACGGCTACGCTAATAATCCTTTTGAATTAGAAGCAACTCGTAAATCAGGTTGGTAATACAGAACACTGTCCACTGTCCATAGACAAAGGACGTACCAATCCCCTTAGGAGCGTTGACGTAACGGTTAGGAGAGTAATCTCCGGGCGTCCATTGTATCTGAAGCAATGTAACACGAGGACCATCTATCCTTGACTAAGTGCCGCCAAGCATTTAGATAAGTATCAGCGTGATTAGATCGGTTACTACGAAAAAGTAACCCTGTATTCGTAAGCAGGACTAATAATTAAGGAAAAGACATGACATTCGCAAAAGGACAATCAGGTAATTACTTGGGCAGACCCAAGAAAGAAAACCTGCTAGACAAGCCAACTAATCGTCAATTAAAAGAACGTGAACTGATTACACTGCTACGCAAGATCAAACCTCAGATTGCTGAAGCTATTCTTACTGCTGCAGAAATTATGAAAAACAATGAAGCTAGTCACCAAAACCAATTAAAAGCGGCTACTATCTTATTGGATAACTACCGCAGATTAGTTCTTGATGTTTATGACGGTGAAGATCAAGCAGATCAAGAAGGTCTAGAGATTCAGCAGAATAACGCACCAGTGTTTAGTCTTAAGATGGTTAACGCTGATTAAAAGTTTTAATACAATGGCTAGGGTCATTCCCGAAGAGTAAGCTCCTCACTTACCTGCCAGTTGTTTATTTGAGGTTTATTCTGAGGAGAATATATGCAAGAAATTCAAGAAATAGAAGTTTTAGGAACTTACGATATTGATCCAATCTACTATGTGTATTTACACAGAAGGCTTGACGATAACTCGGTGTTCTATGTAGGTAAAGGTAAGAAGAAAAGAGCTTGGGTAACAAAGTCCAGAAACAAGCACTGGAAACACATAGTAGAGAAATACGGTTATACTGTTGAAATCTTTAAGGATAATTTGACTGAGCAAGAAGCTTTTAAACTAGAAGAAGAACAAATTAAGTTTTATGGTTTAGATAATCTTTCAAATATGACATTGGGAGGAGTATCTACTACTGGCTATAATCATACTAAAGAGACTAGATATCTTCTCAGAGAAATCTGCAAAAAGAGGTTAGAAGATAATCCTGAATTGAAACAAGAGTTGACTGACAGAATTAAATCTGTAGTTCTTCCTCCAGACCACTATGATAAGTTGGCAGAGATTCACAGAGCTAGATTCAAAGCTATGACAGAAGAAGAACTATCCGCAGATACTGCTAAAAGAGTTGCTTGGACTAGGGACCCGGAGCGTTTAGCTGCTGCTGCACGTAAACGATCAGAAAGAATTACAGAAGAAGATCGCAAAAGACTTTCTGAAAATGGTAAAAAATTCTGGAAAAGTATGACAGAACAAGAACGTGAAGCTTTTAGTAAGAATATGTATCAGAAATTAAAAGAGTCTGATAATTATAAAAATATAATAGAGGCTGTCTCTAATAAAATTATTGTAAACGGGAAATATATATTTAATTCTCAGAGAGCCTTTACTACTCACATTGGAAAATCTGTTGCACTTAGTTATGCAAAAAATAATAATAACAAATTTCCATTTGTAGCTTTTTGTGGATATATTATTGAAGATTATGATGAAAATTTGCACATTAATGCAACTTCAGACTATTCAGATTTAAAACCACTTTATAATAGCAACAGACTAACTAAGTGCATTCAAAGATCAGATGGTGTCGTATTTTATGGTTTAAAACAAGCTGCAGAGTCTATAGAGGGGTTTACAGATAGTACAGCAGATTGGATTTCAAGATGCATGTCAAATAATAATCCTGCTTTTAACTATACTTGGAAAGTAATGTCAAACGAAGAGATTACAGAGCATATTTTAAGTATTATAAGAAATAAAGAGGGAATAAATGGCAACTGAAAAATTTGTACTTGCACCAGCTAGTATCCCGCAAGAACAATTCCTTGCAAGTAAAAGTACTATTACACTGTACTCTGGTAGTGCAGGTGCAGGAAAGACATTTGCCTTAGTGATGAATATGGTTAAGTTTGCAGCAATGAAAAACTCAACCATCATTTGTTTCCGTAGAACAAGTACTCAAATTAGGAGTCCGGGTTCAGTATGGCAAGAAGCAACTGGCATTTTTAGTAAGATGTTTCCCGATGTTAGAATCCGTTCTAGAGAGCTAGAGATGTACGTACCATCTACTAACTCTATTGTGAAGTTCGGACATTTACAACACAGTACAGACGTACTTAATCACCTTGGCAGTCAATATAGCGCAATTTTTTACGACGAAGTTACTACTTTTCCATTTGAAGAATTCGTACTTCCTCTTATGGGTCGTATGCGTAACGCTGCTGTTGATTACGCACCTCAAATGTTTTGGGCAACAAACCCAATGTATGACCACGGTGTTTATCACTGGATTAAAGATTTCTATTTAGATGAATTTGGTATTCCATTAAAAGAAAAATCAAATGTAGAAAGATACTTTGTACTTCAAAACGGAAAACCACTTTGGTACGATTCTTTAGAATTAGCTGAGAGTCATCATGGTAAAGGAATACCTCGATCTTTCAGAAGTATCAAGGCTCATGTAACTGATAACATACCCCTTATTAAAGCAAATCCAGATTATTTGTCGAACTTGATGGCGCTTCCCGATATTAAAAGGAGAATCTATCTAGACGGTTCTTGGATAGCTCGTGAAGAAGAGGCTGGTTTGTATCATAGAGCTTGGTCAACTATTGTTGAAACTCCTAACATGAAGGCTAAAAAGAGAGTCTTAGCTTTTGACTTAGCTTCTCAACCTGTCAGTACACAATCTCCAAATCCAGACTGGACTCGTGGAGTAGTTATGTCTAAAGATGAAAATGGTATTTATACTGTTGAACATCTAGTTTCAATACGTGATAGGCCTCACGTTGTTGAGCAACTGATCTATGATACTGCAAAAGAATTTTCCGGTATTACTGTAACTATCCCAATTGATCCCGGTGCAGCAGGTGCGGCTCATTCTTCCAATATCAAACGTAAACTTGGAGAGCAAGGTATTAACTGCAAGTTAATCAGACCTAATAAATCAAAACGTGTACGTTTCTTACCTTTTTCATCTATAGCTGAAGCTGGTTTTGTTAACGTAGTAAGAGCTGAGTGGAACGAGGTATTTTTTAACGAATTGGAAGAATTTACTGGATTGCGTAGAGGGGAAAGAGATGACATTTGTGACGTATGTTCTGATGCGGTCTATGCTCTTAACCAAGACAATCAACTTCCTAACTTTACATTACCTGATTTTACAGGTACAAATCCTTTTGAAGGTAGTATCTCAGGAACTAATATTCCATCGTACAGTAGTTCGTTAATATCTTAACTCGTCAATGGCATCAGCCGATTATAATCCACAATGAAAAGGAGCCTTTGATGGCTGAACAGAAAAATACTACAAGAGTAAAAAAAGCACTGGATGAAGCTCCAGATCGTTTTAAACTAAGTGAGTCAGGTTATCTTGGACTTAATGTATTTAACGGTGTATCTAACGATGAGTTAAAACGAGAGTTAAACTTCCCAAATAGCATCAACACATATAAGCAAATGTCTTATCATGGTACTATTAACTCAGCATTAACTCTTTATGAAAATATGGTAGGTAAAGTAGACTGGTTGTTTAAACCCGTTAAAGACGCCAATGAAGAAGAGCTAAATCAAGCACGTATTATTAATGAAATGATGCATGACTTTACAGATCAAACATGGTCTGAGTTTATCTCTGAAGCTTTAAGTGCAAATATGTACGGCTTCTCTGTGCATGAGAAAGTCTACCGCAGGCGTCTAAAGGCCAATGGCTCTAAGTACAACGATGGTTATATCGGTTGGAAAAAGCTACCTATTCGCAACCAAGAGACTATCGAAAAGTTCTTATTCAGCGAAGACGGCAATGAAGTAAAAGGTGTAAAGCAAAACCTATCTGCTGTTTCTGACGTATATAACCGATACTCAAGCCGCACAAACAATGAAGTGCTTCTACCAAAGAGCAAGATTCTTTTATTCCGTGCAGGTAGACACAAGGGTGATCCATTTGGTAAAAGCATGCTTCGTGACGCTTATTTATCTTGGAGATTCCTAAGTGTAATTGAAGAGATTGAAGCTAACGGTGTAGCTAAGGATTTAGCTGGTTTACCTGTGCTAAAGCTGCCTCCGCAGTATCTATCCTCAGATGCTTCACCAGAGCAAAAAAGCATTAAAGCTTATTATGAAAATGTAATGCGTAATCTGCAGTTAAATCAGCAGTCAGCATTGATTCTACCACAGGCGCACGATCCAGATACACGCCAGCCTTTATTTCAGCTAGAGCTTCTATCATTAAACGGTAGTAAAGCAATGGATACTTCAAAGATTAAAGAGTACTACAAGAATTTGATTCTTACGTCTTTATTTGCTGATATCCTAGTGCTAGGTCAATCAGGTGGTGGTTCTAACGCTCTAGGTCAGGTTAAGAACTCCTTGTCAGCTACTGCAGCTGAAGCAATGCTGAGAAAAATCAGAGATGTAATCAACGATGACTTGATTAAGCAAACCTATGAGCTAAATGGTTGGGATACTTCTCGTATGGGTAGTATGGACTTTGACAACCTAGAGACTGAAGACTTAGAATCATTCTCAAAAGCAATTCAGCGTTTCAGTGCTACATCTAGTATTGAGATGGACAGAGAAGTTCTAAATAGAGTTAGATCAAGCATTGGAGTTGACCCTCTACCTAATGACACTGAACCAATGGAAAAATACCTTCCTAATTTTAAATCTAGAAGTGGCGATGGTATGGCTGTAGGTACAACTGGTAGTGGTACTGCCACTTCAGCAGTCGGCTCAGATACAAGTTCAAACAATTTAGAAAACGCAGCTTAATTGAGTTGTGGTATTAACTAGCAATATTATCTAATTTATCTTGAATTAGTTTCAATATCGTGCTATAATAATACACAAATACCCCGAGGTAATTCTCGGGGTTATTATTGTTTATAAAGGAGAAGATATGCAACAAAGCATGCTGTGGTCTGCAGATAATACCCCGATTTCTATTCAGGGTAAATCTTTAAAGCTAAGAGAGTTATTTGCAAGAACAGCTAATGCAGCAATTGCAAAAGGCTTGTCCAGAGATGAAGCTATTTTTGCTGCTAGTAATGCAGTAAAGAGCGAAGAGAAAAAGAATCAACCTGCTAAAACAAAAGCAAAGACTGTTGCAAGTTTTACCAGCCCTTTTGAAGTTGTAAGTAAAGCGGCAGAAGATCAAGTACCAGAGGTCGCTACTGTAAAAGCTGCAGAGTTTGACGCTCAAGGGCACTTAGTCCTTTTAATGACGGATGGTAAACGCATTGTTACCAAAGGTAAAGCTGTAGAGCAGCACATAAACCAATCAGTAGGTGTTTCGGTTAATCCAGTCTTTGATCATGTGCAGATGAATACAACTGCAAATTACACATCAGAGGATTATCTTCCGGGTATGCTTACTTGGAATGAATTTGAAGACTGCTTAGATATAGTACAAAACGACAATTCTGTTCTTCAAGTAGGTCTTGAGCAATATATTGAAGTTATAAATAAAACAACAAGTACTTTACCAAATGGAACTGTAGTAAGATTCTCAGGTGTAAGCCTTGACGAGATTCCAGAAGCTTCACCTTTGATTGCTGATGGTAGTACACCGCCTCTTTACTTAATTGGAGTTTTAACAAATACTTTAATTCCCGGTCAAAGAGGAAGAGCTACTATTTTAGGTAAAGTTCGTAACCTTAATACCACAGGTTCTGATGTAGGAGAATCTTGGCAAATCGGTGATTTACTTTACGCTCACCCTACTCAACTAGGTAAACTAACAAAAGTACAACCTACAGCACCTCAAGTCGTAATATCAGTAGCTGCTGTATTAAAATCAGATGCAACTCAAGGTAAACTTCTAGTAAGACCTACGATTTTCCCTAGATTATTTTACGGTGTATTTTCAAATACTACTACTCAAACACCTGCTGCAGCCGATACTCCTTATCATGTTCATTTTGATACAAGCGAATTTTCCAGTGGAGTAAGAGTTCAAGATTTAGGTAGAATCTATACGGACTATGCTGGTTTATATTCTTTTGATTTTAGACTTCAGTTGACTTCTTCAAATTCTTCTCAAAAGAGTTTTTATATTTGGGGTAGAAAGAACGGTGTAGATATTCCAAATAGCAACTCTAAAATTACTATTTCAGGTAATGGTGTTGAGTTAGTACCTTCTTGGAGTTTTTCAGTAAGTACTCAAGCAGGAGATTACTTTGAGTTAATGTACGCAGCAACTGACACTTCAGTTTCAATTAATGCTCCTGCAAGTACAGCTTTTGCTCCAGCTACTCCATCGGCTACTCTAAGAGTCAGTCAGATTAATTTATAATAGGAAACAACAAATGCAAGATATTTTTTTAAAATTTGCAGATGAAGCTCAGGCAAATTCTATTCTATATGTGCATTACCCTGAGGTAAGAACTAAAGAAGGGCATTTACTGTCAAAAGCACGTAATGCTCCTAACTTTACTAATATAGATATTATAGGTAATATCTCAAAACCTACTGCAGAGTTAGACGCAGAGGGAAAACCTATAATGCAACTTCTAGAAGGTTGGCACGTAAATGTCCGTTTACTTGAAGGTGAAGATGCTTCTGTTCTTGAAGCTTACAAAATACTGCCAAATAATCCTGTCAGGATTTGGGGCTAATATAATCAAAACTTGCTTAAGTAATTAAGCAGGTTATTTAACTAAGGAAAAATCATGAGCATCGTAATCGAAGGTATTTATTCTCAATCAGGTCAAGCGGATCAGCAGCTACCTTTAAAGGTGGACTCTAGTGGTAATATGCAGGTAAATGCAAGTACACGCCTTTGCCTAGGCAGACAAACTATTGCCGTAACAAATGCAGCTGTCAGTACACTTACAGTACCTGTTGGTGCTATTGCTTGTACTATTCAAGCTGACGGTGGTGCAATCAGTATTACATTAGATGGTAGTACACCAACAAGTACAGTAGGTTCACGTATTGATGATGGTGTATTCTTCTATGTAGATACAGTACTTGCATCTGTGAAATTAATTGCACGAGCGTCTAACACTAACGTACAAGTAGCTTATTTTAATAAGGCATAATATGCGCTTATTTAATAGAATTTTTAAAAGAACTCTTGCAAGTCCAAGAAATCGTCTAGCTAGTGCTTTATTGAACTTAAATTTTTTATCTGGTAATTTAGATAAGCGAATTACTTTTGGTAGAACTACCAACGCCACGGTGACGGGCAGCAACGGCCTGATCCAGAACGCACCGATGAACCTGCTGACGTTCTCGGAGCAGTTTGATAATGCGGCTTGGACGAAAGACGGTGTAACAATTGCAGCCAACGCTACGACTTCACCAAACGGAACAACAACCGCCGACAGGTATGTTGAGTCTGCGCTTAACGAACTGCATTCGATTAATTCAATAACCGTAACCGCTAGTGCGGGTGTCACTTACACGCTTTCTGTGTACGCAAAGAACGCAGGTCGCTTTTTGCGCTTGATACTTCCAACAGCCACGTTTGGCACGGCTGCTTCGGCAAACTTTGACCTTGTAAGCGGCGTTGCCCACAATACTGCGGGCAGCGGTGCGGAAATCCAAGCTGTTGGTGACGGTTGGTATCGTTGCAGCGTCAGGGTCACTGCGACCAACAGCGCGTCTGGTATTGTCACAGTTGCAAGCACCACCACCTCGTTAGGCACAGGCATATACCAAGGCGATGGCACTTCTGGCATCTTCATCTGGGGCGCTCAACTCGAATCTAACGCCACAGCCACCACGTACAACCCCACCACGGTCAAGAACCTGCTGGGCTACACCGAGAATTTTGACAACGCTGCTTGGACTAAGAGCAATGCGTTTGTGCAGACGAACTTGTTGTTGCAGTCGGAAGCGTTTGATAGCACCTCTTGGGGCAAGACTGGTGTTACGGTTGATGCGAATATCATTACAGCACCCAACGGAACAACCACTGCTGACAAGCTGGTAGAAGTTTCAGGGGCCAACACCCCTCGCGTCAGCCAATCGACAATCACGACCAGTGGTGTCTCGTATACGTTTTCGTTTTACTTGAAAGCAGCGGAACGATCACAAATGCGGCTAGTTATGCAAGGTAGCGCAAACCTGTCTGCATACTTTGAT